ATAAGTTTCTGCCTTCTCTCTGTTCCGTTGCCCCATTTGCCATGAATCACTTCACGAGCAATGGCATCTACAGATTTCTTTGCTGTGGCAGTCGGATAGATCTGCTTGCCGTTAGCATCAAATACAGCATAACCGTTGTTACTGTCAGCACATTTCTTTGCGTTATCCAGACTCTTGAACGCACCCTTCTGCGCCTTGGCATCTGCCCAGGACTTACGCACACGATAGAGTCCCGCTGCCGGAGCAGATGGTGTAACAGTGCTGCCACCAAGATTGGATGTGACCTTCGCCGCCAGATTGCCAAGCCTTGCATAGAGCCAGTTTCCGGGGCAGCTTTTATTGGCAAACCACCGATGCACCGTCAGCACCATTTCATCGGACTTCGGTGCGTAGTTCAGTGTTTTGTTTTTGT